ATATGACCGTAAGAAAAACAGTAACACAAGTAGACGCCTCTTTAAAAATTCATGAGACGCAATGCGCTGAAAGATGGAAAACTGCTTTTGGTAACTTTGCCGAAATAAAAGAAGAAATTGGAAACATTAATTCTACATTAAAAACAGCAACCTTTGGAATGTTTGGATTTATAGGTGCATTAGCAATAGCAATACTAACGGCCATATTATTATGAAGTTAAATTTATTAAAGAATATAGTTGGTGCTGTAGCTCCTACACTAGGAACTGCTCTTGGTGGTCCAATGGCAGGTATGGCAACTAAAATGATTGCCGATGTTTTAGGAGTTCCTAATAACTCTAAGTCAATAGAAAAAGGACTAGCTGATGCTACTCCAGAACAAATGTTAGAACTCAAAAAGTCTGAACAAGCCTTTGAGTTACAAATGAAAGAATTAGAAGTAGATGTATTTGCTTTAGAAACAGCAGATATACAAGATGCTAGAGGTAAGTTTAGTAAAGACTGGACAGCTAGAATTATGGGTATAGTAATTGTAGGTGGCTTTATGGGTTACATATTTTTAGTAACTTTACAACCGCCAGAACAAAACTCAGAAGCTCTTATTAACTTAGTTCTTGGTTACCTTGGTGGTTTAGCTAGTGCGGTTATTTCTTTTTATTTCGGAGCCTCACACAAACAGGACTAAATATGAACATATCACAAGAAGGTTTATCGTTAATTAAAAAATTTGAAGGCTGCGAATACAACGCATACAAATGCGCAGCAGGAGTATGGACTATAGGTTATGGTCATACTGCTGATGTCAAAGAAGGAGACTTAGTAACTCAACAAGAAGCAGATAAAATACTAGAAGAAGACATGAAAGAGTACGAGGGTTATATAAAGAGTGCAGTAACTGTAGATTTAAACCAGAATCAATTTGATTCTTTAGTATCATGGGTATTTAATTTAGGCCCTTCAAACTTATCGTCAAGTACATTACTTACAAAAATTAATAATAAAGATTGGGATAATGTTCCTGAACAGATTAAACGTTGGAATAAAGCAGGCGGTAAAGTCTTAGAAGGTCTGATTAGACGTAGAGAAGCTGAAGCTCTATTGTTTGAAAATAAAGAATGGCACGAGGTCTAATGTGCCTTTGCAAAAAGCAATATTTAAACCAGGTATAAATAGAGAAGGTACCGACTACGACAACGAGGGCGGTTGGTTTGATTGCAATTTAGTTCGTTTTAGAAAAGGAAGACCAGAAAAGTTTGGTGGATGGTCTAAGGACACACCATCTTCTTTCCTTGGTACGGGAAGAGCCTTGCATTCTTGGGTAGCTATAGAAGGTACTAAGTATCTTGGCCTAGGAACTACTTTTAAATATTATATAAAAGAAGGTCAAGCCTTTAATGACATTACTCCAATAAGAGCGGTTACAACTAATGGTATTGTATTTGCTGCTACTAACGGAAGCTCAACAATAACAGCTACAGATAGCGATCACGGAGCTGTAGTAAATGACTTTGTAACTATATCTGGTTCTGCTAGTTTAGGTGGAGCAATTACAGCAGTTGTCTTAGACCAAGAATATCAAGTAACATCCATTACAACCAATACCTTTACTTTTACGGCAAAAAATTCTTCAGGGGCCGTTGTTGCTAATTCAAGTGATAGTGGAAACGGCGGAGGTGCAACAGATGCTGCTTATCAATTAAATGTAGGTCTTGATGTTTACGTTGCTGGTACTGGTTGGAGTTCTGGTTTTTGGGGAGAAGGAACTTTTGGATCAGCTAATGCCTTATCAAGTACCAATCAATTACGTTTATGGACTCATGACAACTTTGGCGAAAATTTAATTATTAATCAAAGAAATGCTGGTATTTTTAGGTGGACTGAGAACAACGGCACAGATACAAGAGCCGTAGCTCTTTCTGGAATTAGTGGTGCTAATCAAGTTCCTACTGTTGCTTTACAAGTTATTACATCTGAAAAAGACAGACATCTTATTGTATTAGGAGCAGATACTCTTTCTGGTACAACAAGGACTGGTGTTATAGATCCTATGTTTATAGCATTTAGCGATCAAGAAAATGACTTACAGTTTGAGCCTTTAACAACAAATACATCAGGATCCTTAAGACTTTCTTCTGGATCTTCAATTATTGGTGCCGTTAAATCAAGACAAGAAGTTCTTATATGGACAGATACTGCTTTATACAGCATGCAGTTTGTTGGCCCTCCTTTTACATTTGCTGTTAATCTAATAAACGAGGGTATAGGATTAGTAGGGCCTAAAGCAGCCATTACAACTCCTTCCGGAGTTTACTGGATAAGTTACAACAACTTTTATATTTATAATGGAACGGTTCAACATTTACCCTGTTCTGTTCATAATTATGTTTTTAGTGATATTGATCTTTTACAGTCTTTTAAAATTCATGCATTTACTATTGCGGATAAAAATGAAATTGGTTGGTACTACTGTTCAAGCAGTTCAACAGAAATAGACAGGTATGTTATATACAACTACGGAGATAATGTTTGGTACTACGGAACTTTAAGCAGAACAGCTTGGTTAGACGCTGGTATAGAAAACTACCCTAGAGCCGTAAGTGAGAATTACATATACAAACATGAGGACGGGTTTAACGACGACGGATCTCCTATGACTGGAGTATTTATTGAAAGTTCTGACTTTGATATAGGTGATGGAGAGCAGTTTACTTTCCTTAGAAAGATAATACCTGATTTTAAGTTTTTACAGAATACAAATTCTGGCAACGTTAATGTTGTTGTTAAGACAAGAAACTTTCCTGGAGACACATTAACAGTAAACTCTACTAATAAAATAACTGAAACAACTCAACAAACATTCGTAAGAGGAAGAGCTAGACAGATGGTTCTAAGATTTGAGTCAGATGATGATGCTACAAATGACGCTAACTTATCTATAGGCTGGAGGATTGGAGCTACAAGGATTGATATAAGAACTGACGGTAGAAAATGAGTAAGATCTTACAAACCCAATTACCTGTTGCAACAGGACCTCTGTCTCCAGAAATATTTAATAGGCTAGTAAGAATACTAGAAATAAATCTTGGATCTGTTGACGTAGATAAAACCACTCAAGTAAGTACAGAACAAAGAGGAACTTTAAACTTCTTAGCAGGAAGTATTATCTGGAATACCTCATTAGAAGTATTACAGGTTTATGATGGCCTTTATTGGCAAGATATTGGGCAAAGAGGTCTTGATACTGGATATGAAATACAATCTCATTTAGGTAATGTTACAGTCACTACTAACGGAAATGTTTCTATAAACGTAACAGAAAATATTACAGGCTACGGTATTGAAAGATGGTACAGTTAAAAAAGAAAGAAGAAGAGTACAAGCTTAAGAATCTATTGTTAGCCTATCCTGGCGACTGGTACATACAAGATAAAACATTTAAGGCCGTAAAAGAGTCATTACCAGATATTGTTGATTTTTATGAAAAAGAAGGAGAAAAAGCTCCGGTAAAAAACAATCTACATAAAATTATAAAAGAACCTCTTAAAGATGTTTATACGGCTCCTTTCTTTTCTGAAAAGTTTTGCGAAATATTATTAGACGAAGTAAAGAGCTTAGAAGATTTTTATGGGTTTGTTCCTAACCCAGATGAAGATACCTTAAGACAAATACCAGAAATAACTTTTCAAGATAATTGCCCTGAAATATTCCAATCTTTAATGCAAACAATATATACTATAGGTAATCCTATATTTTTGAGTATTTGGAACAGGCATGTTAACGCAGGCGCCATACAAGTAGCTAATTATAATTTAAAGGATAAAAAGCAAGGCGCTTGGCATCATGATGCAAGTGCTGATATAAGTATGGTAGTCCCTTTGAATACTGGTAATTATAGAGGGGGCGGAACTGAATTTTTAAATCGTGGTACAGTTGAACCATTACCTACAGGCCACGCTCTAATATTCCCTAGCTTTACACATATGCATAGGGGGCTATCTGTTGAATCAGGAGATAGATACTTACTAGTATTTTGGTTAAAATGTTTAGAAGAATAGGGTAAAATTTAAAAATGAATATAATAGACAACTCAGGAAAAGGAATAGCAGCTTTAGGAAGGGACGAAGACCGTATGATGGCTCACGTTGCTTCTGGAGAAATGGTAGTTCCACCAGTCATATCAGAAAGCACTAAAGCAATAATACGAAAAGAAATGCAAGCAGCAGGTCTTGATCCAAATGAATATCAAGTAGGACAAGGAATGTCAATTAACCCTATTACGGGTATGGCAGAGTTTGGCTTTCTTAAAAAGCTAGCTAAAACAGTTAAGAAAGTAGTTAAAAAAATAGCACCTATAGCAGCGGCTATACCCGGCCCTTGGCAAGGACCTGCAATCATGTACAACAGAGGCAGAGCTGTCTTAAACATAGCTAAAGGCGAAGGTGGTATTGGCGACCTTATAACTGCTTTTACACCTGCAAAAGCTTATACAGGTGGCAAGACAGGAAACATTTTTGGAAATACAAAAGAGTTTTTTACCAAAGGCTCAGATGGAGTTGGCTTCTTCGGTAATATAGGCAAAGGCATTAGTAAGGCTGGGGATTATGTATTTAAAGGCAGTGATGATGTAGGGTTATTCGGTAATTT